CGAATCAGTACGTTATTATGCACCAAGACTCTATTCAACGCAGTATAGAGCGGTAACTGCAGCAGATTATGAGGCAATTATACCCTCAATTTTCCCAAATGTAGAATCTGTCACTGCTTTTGGGGGAGAAGATCTGGATCCGCCAAAGTTTGGCACTACTTTTCTTGCTATAAAGCCTAAAAATTCAGATTCTTTGAGTGTATTCTCTCAAGATTTGATTCGTCAGTCACTAAAGAATTATTCTGTTTCTGGATTAGCGGTAGAATTTGTTGATGTAAATGTATTATACGTAGAGTTAATAAGTACATTCTACTACAATTCAAGTTTAATTTCATCTCCATCAGATTTGAAGGCAAAAGTTACAAATTCTTTAACAAAATTTGCAAATTCTTCAGATTTAAACAAGTTTGGAGGAAGATTTAAGTATAGTAAAGCGATTCGTATCATTGACGCAACAAATGAAGCGATTACTTCTAATATTACAAAGGTAAGAATTCGTCGCAATATCCCAGTAACTCTTAATTCTCCAACAAAATATGTAATTTGCTTTGAAAATAGATTCAATGTTTTAAATAAGAAAAATAATATTCGTTCAACAGGATTCAAGGTTAACGGTATTACTGAAACAGTTTATATCGGTGATCAACCAGACTCTGATTTGTCTAAAGGAACTTTATTTTTATTTTCTTTGAATCAAGATGAAGTTTCTATTAAAGTTCAAAATGTTGGAACTATAAATTATACCACCGGAGAAATTAATATAGATAATATAAATGTATCTTCAACTGTTTTACCGAATAATATAATTGAAATTGATGCAATTCCACATTCAAATGATGTAATTGCTAAAAAATCAATTTATTTGAAACTAGATATTGGAAGAAGTGTAATCAGTCCTGTAAAGGACATAATTTCATCAGGAGAAAATGTTTCAGGAAGTAGATTTACTCCAGAATCAAGTTATTTTTCAGACTCAAAAATAAGAATTTAAAATGAATCAAGATAAAAAAGTAATTAAAATTAGTGATGTTGTCGAAAATCAAATTCCAGAATTTATTTTCACAGATAATCCAAATTTTGAAGAATTTTTAAAGCAATATTACATATCACAAGAGTTTCAAGGCGGAGTTGTAGATCTTGCTGAGAACTTAATTGATTACAAAAATGCTGATTCATTCGATTCAAGCAATTTAATTACAAAAACAACATTATCTTCAGATATTGATCCATTTTCTGAGACTATTACTGTAGAATCCACTACAGGTTGGCCAAAAACTTATGGTCTTTTAAAGATTAATAATGAAATTATAACTTATACTGGAATTACTACAAATTCTTTTACTGGTTGTGTGAGAGGATTTAGTGGGATTCAATCTGTTTCCAAAGAAAATGATCCTGAATTCCTTGTATTCTCACAATCAGAATCAGATTTCCACACTAGTGGAGACTCTGTAGAGAATTTAAGTAATTTATTCTTAATTGAATTTTTTAAAAAGACTAAATCTCAGTTTATTCCTGGATTCGAAGACCTAAATTTTGATTCTAGAATTGATATTCCTAACTTCATCAGCAAATCTAAAGACTTTTATAGATCTAAAGGTACTGATGAATCTTTTGAAATTTTATTTAAAGTTCTTTTTGGTGAAAAAGTAGAAGTAATTAAACCAAAAGACTTTTTATTCACACCTTCAGATGACAAATGGATTGTAGTTGAAAACTTTATTTGTGATTTAGTTGAAGGAGATCCTTTAAAGATAAGTGGTCAGACTCTGTTCCAAAGTGAAAATGATTCAGGTACTATTTTAGAAGCTAGTGGATCAATTTATGCCATAAGTTCTTTCAATGTTAGAGAAAATATTTTTTATAAAGTTAGCATATTCTCAGGATTTTCTAATAATTTAAGTCCAAGAGGATCTATTTTTGGAGAATTTAAAACTACAGCAAAAACATATGTAGTTTCTGATGTTTCTGAAAACAGTAGCACTATTCCGGTAGTATCTACAATTGGATTTGATCGTAGTGGTAAGTTAGTTATTGGTAGTTCCGAAATAACATATACAGATAAAACTTCTACAGAGTTTTTAAATTGTTCGGGAATAGTAAATTCTATATCAAATTCTACAGAAATATATTCTGATAACTTTGTATTCTCATATGAAGATGGTGATATAAATTCCATTGTAAAATTAAGAATAGTCAATACAATTTCAAATATTGATTCTAGTGACTTAGTATTAATTAATGAGGGTGATCAAATTAATATTAAAGGTTTAGGATCTACTAGAAATAGTATTTTTACAGATTCTTTAAATTATAATGTACCATCAGTAATTTCAGCAGGAAAGGTTTTCCCTGCTGAAGAAGATTTAGGAGAATTTGAAGAAGGTATTAACATTAATGGTTTTGTGAAAACAAAGTTTCCACATTATTTAAAAAATGATGATGATGTTGAAATATTCAACTCATCTAGAAATATTAAAATTGCTAATGCTAAAGTTAGTAATGTTAATACTTCTAGATCTTTTATAATTAATAATTCATCAGGACTTTCTGAATTTATAAACAATGAAATAAAAATAAGAAGAATTCCTTTTAGATCAAAATCTTCACTTTATCCCGAAGTTGATAAAAAATTTGCAGTCAATGTTCAGAATTCATATGAAGACACGGATAATTATTACTTAGAGTCTAATGGATTTCCAGATAATGATATAAAACCATACAAAAAAGAATATAAATTTACTGTTGAAAATGAAAATGGTCTTTTAAGTATAATAAGTGACTCTAATAATAGATCTGAGCATATTTTTCAAAATGGAGATATAGTAAGAGTATCTAATATAGTTGGAGTTTCTACTGTACTATCTAATAATGTTGATTATTATATAAAAAGAATAAATGTATCTAGTTTAAAATTATCTAGAAGTTTACTTAATGTATTAAAAGAAGATTTTGTAATCCCTGAGGTTGATATTGAATGCACTTTGACATCTAAATCATTATCTGGAAAGCAATTAACTTCTTCAAAATCATTTAAAAAGATACCAAAAGATATTGACTATACTAGAACTGAAGAAACTACAAAACCAGGATCAATTGGAGTTTTAGTTAATGGAGTAGAAATTCAAAATTATAAATCTTTAGATAAAATTTATTTTGGCACTTTAGAAAATATATTAGTTTTAAATTCTGGTTCTGGATATGATTTATTGAATCCTCCTACTTTTAAAATTGGAATTGGTTCGGAAGTTGATACTGTATCATCAATTATTCCACAATTAGAAGGAAAGGTTGAAAGTATATTTGTAGATGATCCTGGTTATGATTATGTTGAAACACCAATTGTTACTATAAGTAATGGAAGCAATGAAGAAGTTAAGACTGAAGTTAGAATGAAACTAATTTCAAGAGAACTTGAATTTAATGCAGGAAACTCTGATGTAGTTGCAACTTTAGACACTGAAGAAAAGTTTATATTTACAGAACCTCATAGATTGATTGTTGGAGATGGTGTAATATATGATTCTTTTTCAGGCACTAAAATTGGTATTGGAACTGAGTCTAGTGACGGTACACTATTAGATAAATCTGTATACTATGTTTCTTCTATTGGCGCTGGAACTTCTTTTAGACTAGCTCCAACGGTAAAAGATGCTATAGATGAAACAAACTTGATTAGACTTAGAACTCTTGGAACTGGACTTCAGAAGTTTACTTCAGTAAAAAAAGTAAAAGTAATAGATTCAGTCAACTTGACTGATATTAATCCCACATTAAGATATAAAAAAATTGTAGCTAAAGCAGATGATATTAACAAATTTGACAATATTATCAATATAAAAAATCACGGATTTTTATCCGGAGATGAAATTTCATATTCATTCTCTAATGGTAGTGGTTTAACTAATCTTTCAACATCAGAATTTTATTATATAATTAAAATTGATAATAATAGTTTCAAATTATCATCTACAAAAGATTTAGAAAGTATTGTAGATTTTAATTTACCTGACAACGATACAGTTCATCTATTTGAGTATTCTCCAATAAAAGTAAATATTATAGGTTCATTAACTGTATCTGGTATATCTGAAATAGGAACTCCTGCAGTATTAACTCCAGTAGTAAGAGGATCAATTAATGAAGTATTAATTGAATCTTCTAAAACTGATTATAACACATCTGCTCGTACATTTTTAAATTTTAATGTCAATCCACAAATTAAAGTAAATGATGGAAAAGGTGCTTTCTTACAACCAGTTATTGAAAATGGTAGGATAACTAATGTTATAATTCTAAGTCAAGGTGAAAACTATTTTAACTCATTAGATTTAGAAGTTATTGGTAGTGGTAGTGGAGCAAAACTAAGCCCAGGAATTGTAAATGGTAAAATTACAAGTGTAAAAATTGTAAACAAAGGTATTGGATATGATTCAAATACCACAATTAGAATAAAAAATATAGGATCAGGATTTAGTGCAATAGGTGAAATTAAGGATTATACATTAAATGAAGTTGATAGGTATAAAACTTCAATACTAAACAGAGGGATTATAGTTAATGATGTCTATAGACCAGAAAATAACATATATGGAGTATATAAACTAACCAATACTCTAAAGAATCTTCTAGGTGCAAATGATTCGAAATTACATTCTCCTATAATTGGATGGGCTTACGATGGATGTCCAATTTATGGACCTTTTGCATTTGAGAACAATGATGGAACTGGTAATATAATTGAAATGACCAGTAGTTATAAAAAATCAAAAATACAAAGAATTACAGATGTTATAGAAGATTTTAAATTCGTAGAAAATATAGGATCTTTAGATAAGCATAATGGAAGATATTGCATTACACCAGAATATCCAAATGGAGTTTATGCATATTTTGCAACTTCATCTTTTCCATTCTTCATAGGAGATACATATAAATTCAAACCATTACAAGAAAACTTTGAATTTAATTTTAGTCAAAATTTAGACTTTAACAAATTAGATATAATCAAATATACTTTACCATATTATGTTAAAGATCAATTAAACTACTACGATTATTTTGATTACAGACCAAATCCAAAAAAAGAAGAAGCAATTGTACTAAAAACTTTATCTGGTGATATTGATAATGTCGAAGTAATAGATTCTGGTGAAGGATATTCTATAGGTAGTAAACTGACATTTGACAATGATGGTACAGGTGGATTTGGAGCATCAGCAGAGATTACTGAACTTTCTGGAGTTGGAATTACAACAATAAATTCTAATACAAAAACAGTTCAAAATATAACATTTGTTTCAAATAATAATATAATTACAGGAATTGCTACAACTGCACACAATTTCAAGGATGATTTCTTTATAAAAATTTCAGGAATTACTGATTCTAATTTTAAATCATTGAATGGAGTTAAGCAAATAAATGTAAATGAATTTAAAACAAGTCTAGATGAAAATTTAGATTCTGAATCTAATACTGGAATTGTAACTTCAATTAAAATTAAAGATTCTATAAAAATTTTTGATATAGATTCAGAAATAAAAATTTCCGATGAAACTGCTACTGTTATTGGTTTTGACTATTTAAACAATAGAGTTAATATTTTAAGAGAATCTTCTTCTCCATCATCTTCTATTGGTTCTTTAGTTGAGTTAAAACAGAATAAATTTAGTTTTAATGAAAGTAAATCTCTAGATCTTCCAGAAAAAGATGTATCATATTATTTCAATTCTGATCTTGTTTCATTAGGATCAGATACTTCTGCAGGTGCTGGAAATACTGTTAATCTAGAACCACTTGGAGCTGGAGTTTCTCAAACGAAATATATTAGGACAGCAGGAATATGGATGCCTAATAATGAATTTAAGTCTGGAGAGTCAGTATCATATTCTAACAATTCAGCATTTTCAGATGTTCAAAGTGATCAATCCTTATCTAGTTTTTCAGAATTGTATATTGTAGATTTTGGAAACAGTGTAATTGGATTGACAACTATTCAAAACGATTTAAGTGGTTTATTATATTATACTGATAAAGGAACAGGAAGACTTCACAAATTAAATACAAACAGAACTGTAATTTCAGGTCAAGCAATATTTAATGAAACAGTTGTTTCTACAGCATCTTCTCACGGATTAGATGTTGGAGATGAAGTAAGTTTAAAAGTAATATCTGGATTAACTACAACTTATACTACAACTTACAATCAATCAGATGCAAAACTTCAAATTGACGGACAAAATAATCCTGAAATAAATGTTTATAGAAATCAAAAAGTTGTATTTGATACTTCAACCGATACATTCTTAAGTGGTTCAAACGCTGAATTTAAATTATATACAGATAGTGAATATAAGAATGAATATATTGGAACTGGAACTTCTGGAGTAGAAGTTGTAGTTGGAGTTGGTTCTTTAACTTTAAATGTTACAGATACAACTTTATCTACTCTTTATTACAATTTTGAATCTGAT